AAAAGATTATTCAATTGACTTTGTGTTAGAGTACCACTTGAAGAATTATTCCATCCATATTTTTTATATATTTCTTGTTGTTTTTGTCTCAATGTATATTCTAATGTAATATCATTTAATTTTTCTTTATCAGATTTTTTATATTGTTCACTACTCAACTCAAGTAAAGTAGAATTAATATCTTGTAGTGTTTTTATATCTTCGTCACTAAATCCTTTTTCTTTATATTTTTCACCAATTAAATCATTATTATCTTTAATAAATTTTTTAGTTCTTTTTTTAGATTCATGTTTGCTAATAATTACATCTGATAATTTTACAACAGCAGTTATTATAGATCCTGTTGCTAGTGCTGTTGCTATTCCAAGAGCAATCGTTGGATGAGTCATTAATCCTTTTATTGCTAAACCACCTAATTTACTTAACGTACCTTTAGCTAGTGGTATTCCAAATAAAATTGCTCCTAACACTCCCATCTGACCAGCAGTTAAATTCTTCTTAACATCATCTATTCCTTTAAAGAATAGATCCCAATTTCCCCATATTAGACCTTGAAATAACCCACCTTTAGTCTCTAGTGTACCTTTTAATACATTAAAAGGTTTATTTTTACCACTTAATATCTGACCTATTAATCCTTCTCCAAAATCCTCATATAATTTATTAACATTATCTCCTACGTTAGAGAAATCTCCATTAAGCAAACCACTTATCAATCCTCCACCGAAATTAGCAATAGTACTACCTATATCTCTAATACTATCTAATAACAATTTCTTATTACCAAACATCAAATATCCAACTAATCCACCAATAAAACCAAACTTCAAAACGTTTCCTAAAATACCACTACCATCCTTAATTTTACCCAATATGTTTTTTTGAAATTTCATATTTTCTTTTGCAAATAAATTTGACTGTTCTAATTCATTCAAAAGTTTAGCATTTGGATCTTTTTTCTTAAAAATAGTATTTTCTGAATATGATTTATTTAATTTCTTAATTTCACTTATTAGTAATTTATTTCCTTGAAGAATGTTCTTATCCAAAGACATCAACCTACGATCAATACTAAAATTATTAATCGTCTTTTGGTTAGATTCTTTTAGACTGTTTACATTCTTCAATGCCTTAGAAATATCTAACAAATCTTTAAACGAAATTTTTTTCTTCTCATCCATTATTTAATCTCATCTAAAAAGTAATTTCTTCACCATCTGACCTTTTTCTCTTTTCCTTTGCTAATCTTTCATATAACCATATAAATTCAAAAAAATCCATAGTATCAAAATCACTTCTTCCGTACATATTGTTAGATATCTGGAACTGATATTCCAGAATATCATTCAAATTTATACGAGGGAAAAAAGAAAGATTTGTGAAACGTAATCGCCATCTGGCTAGTACCTCCACATTTATTACATTTAACATTCATAAATGGTTTCAAACCCATTCCAAACTTATCAATATAACTTACTATCAAAGAAAAATCCTGTGGATCTAAACCTAAAACAAACTGATATCTCTCAAGTAATGATTTAGAAGATCCATCTATTTCAGATATCATCGAAGCAATTGTTAACAATTCAGAATCAAACTCCATAAATGTTCCCTTATTTACTTCTTTAAATCTTTCTATTTTATCCGAATCGCCTATAGTCAAAAATTTAATTTTTATTGAATGTCCTGATTGTAATTTCAAACCATTGTTATGTAGATATTCATCTGATAGATATTGAATCTCTATATTATCTATATCAAAATGAAAATCAGAATCACAATCACATTTGTCACAATGAAATTCGGTAACATATGAACTATCCCTAAAGGAATTTGCTCTCAACCACAAAATTAAAAACAATTTATCTGCAATATAAATATCATCTATATTTATACCCTTTATTGTTCTTCTAAGAATATCTTTAATAATGAAATCAGCATTTCCATCAGTAAGAGATGATAATTTTTTAACTTCAATCACCTTTAAAGGTCTACCTAAAATAACAGTACCCTCTGGATATAAAAGACCTCTCGAAGGTAAATTATCTATCTTCCAATAATTTGAATTGTTCAAATCATTATAATCAACCATACTACTCATAGCTTGTGCTAAACTTTGTGATGGATTTTTAACCTTTTCTTGTTCTACTTCTTGAATAGGTCTCTTTTGTTGCATTGATTCTAATGATCTTTTAATGAATTCATCATCAGATATATTATTTTTACCAACATTAGCAGAGTTACTATTCATTTCATCAAATTCATTTACATCTTCCATTCTCATTTTTCAATCTCCTTTTAAATTATCTACTTACTCTATTTAATTGCTTGTCTAAATGCTCTCAAAGGTCTAATCAAATCTTCCTTGAATCTTTGATTAACTCCTAATGCTTTTACTTTCTGTTGTAACATAAAATCTGATACTTTTTGTTGAACTTTACTTATTGCTCCATATTTAACAAACCATGTTTCTAATATCTCAGATACAAAAGTAATATCATACTTTATAACCTCATTTGATGTATAATCAAATGTTGGATCACTTGCATCATGAAAAACTATATTTTTAAATACATAATACAAAACAGGAAATCCATTTCTATCTTGAACCTCTACAACAAAATGTCCTATCTTTGTTTCTTGAGGAGCACGATAATATCCATCTCTATCTATAATATTTCTCTGCATCCAGTTTATAAAATATGCAATAGTACCCAATTCATCTTCTTCAAATGTTACTTTTAATTTTAATGCTTCTTCAAAATCAAGTAATGGAAAAACTTTAGGAACAACTCCATACATTACTTTATCCATTTTAAATTGATAATTAGGAATTGTTACACTTGTAATATGCCAAGGCATAATAACTGGCATCGGTCCAACATCTCTATTTGTTACAGGTTTAAATGGATTTTCTAAAAAAGACGCAACAAATTTATATGCAGGTTGTATAGATTTACCAAATGCTAATTCTGGTAATGAGTAAAACCCATTAACCTCTCCTTGTGTTAACCCTAATGGCATATTTAATCTCCTAATGTCCAGTTATCAAATGCCCATTCTACTGAATATTTAACAGTACCAGAATCTGCATAATTCAAAGTCACATCTCCCATATTCAACGGCCATGCATTATGAAATATTATACTTCTACTAAGTTTATCTCCAGAAAACTTATACATATTCAAAACTATATTTCTAGTATATATATTTCTTGCAATAACAGTTGGTTGCATATGACCAACAAACAAGTTTTTTGGATTTTGATCAATAATAATATTCATCCATCCGTAAACAAATTTCAAAACTTTCTGATCTTCAAATTCTTCTATTTCTGTTGTAATAACATTTGTAATTTTCTTTTTAACTGGAATCAATTTTTTGAAACCTAAATAGTTGGCTTCATAATGTTCAAAACCTCCACTCGGAATGGATGTTGATCTACACCTTACTATAAAATCATCTTCATCAAAATTAATCTTAGGTATAATAGGTAAAGTCTGAATATTAGGAATAGAAAGTTCCCACATCCATGATCTTTGAGGATCTGGCATCGATGGAAACTTTCTTCCTTCTATAGTAAAATTCTTTTCTGCCATACATAATTAATTTTTAATCAATTGCCAAAAATCAAATCTCCATGTAACATTATACTTTACTGATTCTCCACCAGCATAATCTAACGAAACACCTTCTACATTTTCAGGCCATGCATTTATAAACTTTATACTATATGGTAATTGATCTCCATTAAATGCATACATCTTTAAATAACAAGTTTTTGATAATCCTTTTCTTTTAGATCCCAGAGCCGCAGATCCAGGATCTCCCACAAGTTTAGTAACAGAATCTATAGAATCTGATTCTTTAGGACCAATATTAAATATTGCTTGTCTCCATGAATACAAAAACTGCATTATTTTCTGATCTTCAAATTCCTCAAATTGAGTAGCAATTGTTGATTCAATAATAGGTTTACCCATGAAATATTGTTTCATTGACATGAAATTACTCTCAATAACTTCATTTCCCCTTGATGGTATAGATGTAGATCTACATCTAATAATCAAATCTTCTAAATCAAAACCATCTGGTGCAATATCTCCAATTTCAGGAATAACCCACTCCCACAACCAAGTTCTCTGAATATCAGGAGCAGTTGCTAATTTTCTGCCTTCGATTGTAAAATTACTCATGTATAATCTCCTTCTCGAATTTTAAATTACCAGAATTATATATTCTGTAAATTTCTCTTTCTAACATTATTTCGTGCTCTGTTTTATTAGAATCATATCCTTCTTTAATTAAAACATCCTTACGAAATTTAAACCTATTTACCCTTATATTATTATTTATATAATTATAGTTTTGTTTTGTTATATTTATTAATTTAAACCCTAATTTATCATATAGAGATTTTCCATTATTCATAGTCCAAGATCTATCAGCATAACTAATTATTTTCTTAGGTTTAATTTGATTTACAAAATATTTGAATAATTTATTTGCTCCACCTACTACAGATGTATTTAACTTATTACAAAATCTCAACAATTCATAACTTCCTTCTTCTGCTTTTTGACCCAAATTTTTCCTTAAATTTCCAAATGTCATCAACGAAACTAACTCATTATTATGATATAATCCATACCTATACTTACTTGTACAACTCCCTTGCAAATGATTATTCAATAAAAATTCTTTAGATATATTGAAATCTACTTGATGAATCTCACATTCTCTTGCATATATCCTATTTGGAGTTTTACCAAGAAGATTTAATATTCGAGACTTTACTATCTCTTGTTTATTTATCCAATCATCTTCGTATATATGAACTAAGTGAATTCCTCTTTCTTCACACATATTAGTTTTTATCACATGATAATCATCTGATTTATTTAATTCATTATGCCAAAATAATCCATTGAATTCGAAAGCAAGTTTCAAATCTGGTATAAATATGTCAAGTTCATATGGAGAAATTATTTTTTTAGTTCCATTAATTATTTCATCATTAAAATTATTTTTTACAAAATCTAATAAATCATATTCCATATTAGATTTACCACTCATCGAACACTTTACACATCCCCTACCTTGTAAATGATCATTTGGTCTCTGAAAAAATTCTCCATGTTTTTTACAAATAATTTCAACATATTTTTTATTATGAATATAATCTACTTTAGAATAATCATATTTATCACCATGTATTTTCTTTGCATTTTTTATAAAAATTTCAGTATCTAATGTTTTAATTAAACTCATTTTTATATTAGCACATTTTTGACATCCACCACCCTTTAAATGTATATTAGGTCTTTGTTCAAAAATTCCGTGTTTTTTACATATAATTTTTATTTTTGTTTTAGTATCTTTATATTCAACTAAACTATAATCATACTTATTACCATGAACTTCTTGTGCTTTTTTAATGAAATCTTCAAAAGATTTTTTCCAATTTTTTGCACACTTTGGACATCCCATTTTTAATAAATGAGAATTTGGTCTCTGTTCAAAAATTCCATGTTCTTTACATATAATCTTTACTTTTTCTTTTGAATGTTTATATTCTACTAAAGAATAATCATATTTATTCCCATGTATTTCTTTTGCTTTTTTTAAAAAATCTTCTGTAGTTAATCTTTTAAACATAAAATCTCCTATATAGATTAAATTAAAGAGATAATCCCTACTCATATAGGTTTCGGGAAACGATGATCAGTCGCTGTCTCTCTTTTTATATATTATTCTCAAACTTTATCTTTGTAACAATACCTCAGAAAAACTAATCCCTGTACGTGTAACTACAGTTGTTAATTTTATATACTCAATTGTACGGACAGGTTGTACATAAATATCTACATTAAGTTGATTAGAATC